GCAGGCTGTTTCGACCCAGACCACGCCGCTGATCATGGCAGAAGTCAACACGGTAAGTTCTACGATCAACGATCCTGTCAGACCGGATCTAAAGATGTGCACTGCCAGATATCTGGTCAGGGCACGAAGAATTGTAATGGAGGATTAAATAATGGCAACACATGATGTAAAACTTGGAATCGGTGACGTATCCGGCATGTTCTACCATGCACCCGCCGGAACTGCACTTCCGACCACGGCATCCGAAACGCTTGCTCAGGAGTGGAAAGAGGTCGGTTATGTCTCGCAGGACGGTCTGTCCGTCTCCGTGAACGCGTCTACTGACAGTATTAAAGACTGGGGTAACAGATCTGTTCGTGTATTCGTAACGGAAAGCGAGGAGACTGCACAGTCGACCGTGATTACCACGACGAAAGAAACGCTTGAGACCGTTCTCGGCGCTTCTAATGTATCTGAAGTAAACGGCACGCTCACCGCATCCCTGTCCCTTGCGACTCTGCCGCCGGAAGAAGCATTCCTGTGGCGGATGAAGGACGGCGACGATATGATCATCGTCGGATGCACGAAAGGCCAGGTCACTGCGCTTGACAGCCTGTCCTTCCAGCCGGGCAGCGCAATCGCGTGGACTCCGACCATCACAGTACTGGAAGGCACGTTGAAGATCATTTCTACAGCAGGCTGACACATTGATTTATGAGGCCGTGTGGGTTCTTGCCTGCATGGCCTTTTTTTCATAAAGGAGGGAAAAAATGTATCAGTTACAGGAACATGAGCCTTATATCATTAAAGGAAAAAAAGGGAAAGAGTATAAGATCCCGCAGGTCAACGGTCTCGGTATTGATGATTTCGCACAGCTAGTCAAGTACAACGAGACCAAGGACGTCATTGAGAAGATCAAAATCTGTAAAGAGTTTTTCCTGGCGCTCGCGCCGGAGCTGGAAGATGAAAAGATCGGAGATGTTGAATATTTTCAAATCTTCCAGGATTATAACGCAGCGAAAACCAAGAAGCAGATAAAACGCGTGGGGGAATAATAGGCCTTACGAAGTACGTGTTGGAACATCGTAAGGCGATAGAGCACGATCTGCTTGTCGAAACAGGACATGAATTAAGGGACGTAGGCTTTTCCCTGTCATGGGAAGCACTCGATTCCTTTTTATCTAATATGAGCCCTGATTCAGCGCTTGCCCGGGAGCTTAACCCGAAGATGAGCAACTGGGCGACGCAGGCCAAGACGAATACAATTCTGGCCAGTATCTACGATATGCTGGCGGTAATCAATACCAACCTGTGCGCAAAAGGCAGCGGAAAAAGGCCGAAGAAACCGAAACCTTATCCGCGCCCGTGGATAGAAGACAAAAAACAGGAACCAGAAGTCACGCATATCGGCAAGGGCGCACTGCCGCCTGATGAGCTAAGAGCGTGGTTCAAGTCTAAAGAGGTATAACTATGGCTTCTGAATATGAAGTAGCAAAAGCCGTCGTGACCCTTATTCCTTCGATGAAGGGATCACAGGCGGCCATTACAAAAGAATTAACAGGCAGTGTTGGCGCGGCAGGGAGAGATGCCGGCGAGACAATGGGTGAGGGCATGTCTTCCGGTCTTTCGTCATCAATGGGTGTCGTTAATAAAGTTATTGCAGGCGTGACTGCAAGCATCGGCTTTGCAAAATTGCTGGAAGGTTTTCAGAAAGTCGTAGATCTCGGCACGGAGTTCACTGCTTCACTGTCAAACGTACAGGCTTTATCAGGCGCTTCGGCCGAGGAGATGGCAACGCTGGAAAACGCAGCGAAAGATCTTGGCCGCTCGACTATATTCAGTGCAAAGGAAGTAGCGGACGCCTTCGGATATATGAGTCTTGCGGGATGGAATACGCAGGAAATGATGTCCGGTATTGATGGAGTGCTGAATCTGGCCGCTTCATCAGGTATGGATCTGGCGAAGGCGTCGGACATGGTCACGGACTATCTGTCCGCTTTTGGTCTGGAAGCACAGGACGCAGCCGGTTTTGTTGATATGCTTGCCTATGCACAGGCTAATTCCAATACCACAGTGGACCAGCTTGGCGAGGCATATAGAAACTCCGCGTCAAATATGGCTGCGGCTGGCCAGAGCGCCGAGACTACGACCGCCATTTTGGAAGAATTCGCGAATCAGGGCTTAAAGGGTTCTGAAGCCGGGACTGCCCTGTCTGCCATCATGCGGGACCTTACGCAGAAGATGAAGAACGGCAAGGTCATGATAGGTGATACAGCCGTTCAGGTACAGGATGCAGACGGGAACTTTCGTGATCTTCTGGACATTCTGGAAGATGTCGAGGGTGCCACGGAAGGCATGGGAACAGCCCAGGCGAATGCCGCGCAGCTGACTACATTTACAGCCGATTCACTCAAGGGCCTGAATAAGATCATGCAGTCAGGCGTTGATCAGGTCAAGGACTACAGAAGCGAACTGGAGGACTGTAACGGAACCGCTGAGGCCATGTCTGATACCATGAACGACAATTTAGGCGGGGACATGGCGGCGTTAAACTCCGCAATGGAAGGCTTAGGACTGCAGCTTTTTGACTTTTTCGAAGGACCGTTAAGGGAAGGTGCGCAGGCAGCTACAGAGGCTATTAATTTTATTACAGATGGACTGAGTTCAATAGCCGACGTCATTAATCCGCCGAAGACAGAGCTGCAAAAGTTTATAGATGAGATCCGCGATGCGACCGACGCTGCTCGTGAAGCTGCAGAACTATCTACCAAAAAAGTCGAAGATGCAACTTCAAACATTGAGGAACTTGCAGCATATCGGGATATTCTTTTAGAGCTCAATGAGAAATCAGAGCTTACTGAATTCGAACAATACCAGGTCAAGAATGCTGTTGAAGCGCTTGCAGATACCATTCCGGAATTAAAGGATGCTTACAATGAAACGACTGGAGCGATAGAGCTTACCAATGAGCAGATGGATGATCTGTTTGACAATGCGATAAAGGCGGCGCTTGAAAAAGCATTGATCGAGCAGCAAGAGGAGGCTTTTAAAGGTCTGGCAGACCAAATGATAGAAGTAACCAAAGCGGAATCTGCGGTAGAGACAGCAACGGAAAATAGCAGCACTTCGTTTGAAGAGTTACAGGCAAAGATAGACGCCATTGCGGGAGCAGGCGGAGACTTTTATACTGCGCTAACCGCAGATGAAAAAGCACTCTATGATTCCAGAATTGCAAGCAACATAGCCAATAACGCTTATAAAGATCTGGAGGAAACATATAACGAAAACGGAGAAGCGTTAAAAGATCTGGCTGAGAAAAACGGTCTGGTCATACCGAAGATTTATACTACTGCAGACGGTATAGTAATGCTCGGAGATGAAGCAGCAGACACAACTGATGAAGTCGAAGAAGCCGCGGATGCAGCGGAGGACCTTGGAAGCACATCGGCTATAACAGCGGAAACTATCGAAACCTTAGCAGAGGCAACAGGCCTTTCCGTGGAAGAACTTCAGGCAATGGCGGATTCCTCTGACATGACAGTCGAAGAGCTGGAAGAGATCGCGAACGGTGTCGCAGATGCCCGTAACGCTTTCTCAGACCTTCAGGAGAACGTTCAGGAAGCAACCAAGAACAGTATCAGCTATCTGGACGCATTTGAAGAGAAGACCGCTACGACGGCCGATGCGATGGCGAACAATCTGGGCGCGTCGAATACTTATGCAAGCGAGTGGGTATCCAACATGGAAACACTCGGTCAGGCCATCAGCACGATGTCCGGAGAGGAACAGGAAGCCTTCCAGCAGTTATATGACGATATGCTTGAACAGGGACCTGAAAAAGCCGGAGAAGCTGCGAAAGCCATGGCACAGGCCCTGACAGATAACAAGGGTGATTTTGACCGCGTCGTTTCTGAGTACGGGAAATCTCTTGATCTGACCGCCGACTCCGCAAAGCTGGCACAGTATTCCTCCACTGGCAAGGCCGTGACCGGCGAGATCGCAAAAGGTGTCGAGACCGGAAGTGCGGACGTAGTGGATGCCGCAGGCCAGATGACAGCAGATGTCACCAGTGAGGTCGAGGCCGGCATGACCGAGGCAGAGGCGGCTTTTGATGGCTCAATGGCGTCAATGGAAGCATCTGTCGATACATCGGCCAACACGATTGAATCCAGATTTACGCAGATGGTCAGCGCGATCAAGAAGACTCTCTCCGAGACCGTCAAAGGCCCGGATATCCAGCTTCCGCATTTCAAAATGACAGGCGCGTTTGATGCCAAAACAAACAAAGTCCCGGTCGTAACGGTTGACTGGTATGGGAAAGGCGCGATATTCACACAGCCGACCATTTTCGAGACACGGTACGGCTTTAAAGGCGTCGGAGAGTCCGGAGCGGAAGCAGTGTTGCCGATCGACCTGTTAAGAAACTATATCGAAGATGCCGTCAGCACGAGCAGACCTACAGTAAATGTAGCAATGACTGTTAACGGCGCAGAAAACCCGACGATGTGGGCGGCACAATTTGCGCGATCACTTAAACAGCAGATGAGGATAGGATAATGGCAATCACACAACAGCCGACCGGGCTGACAACGACCCGGAATAATTTAACATTTACATTCTCATGGAAAATAACCGACAAGGACTATGAAGCCGGTCAGCAACTGCAGTACCGGACTAACCTGACAGAGAAATGGACTTCGATCGAGATCGGATGCTGGACCACGAAAAAGACCATTGCCTTGTCAGCGGAAAATTATTATCCGTCCACCAGTGACAGGCTGAATGCCGTCTGGTTCCGTGTCAGAGGCAAACGGAGACCTTACACGGAAAAGCAGGGCAAGGAAGACAAAACCTATACCCCGGACTGGAGTGCATGGTCAGATAAGGTCTATGTGATCGATAATCCAGACCGTCCGAGTTTGGAAGCCGAACTTCAGAGTTATAACTCTACAGAGTTTTCGTGGAAAGTAACCAACAAAGAGAAGTCCAATAAGCCGTTCCGGGATGTTCAGTATCAGTCTATTTTGGTAAAGGACAGCACAGTCCGGGATGGTTCTACTCTGAAATGGAGCAGCAGCAACGCCGGATGGAGGACGGGGACAGGTACAGCGAGTGACAGCGTCTCTATTCCGGAAACTGTCTCATTGGCAAATGCATCGTGGACGCGGTGGGTCCGGGTCCGTTCCAGAGGCGCGAGCGGGCCGTCTGAATGGCGATATGCCAAACACGTATATGCCAAACCGTACACGGCTAAAATCAGCAGTGCAAAAGCGACAGTATCCAACAATGCTACGACCGTAGTAGTGAATTGGATTGTAGCATCTAATGCTGCTCATCCTATCGACAGTACAGAGGTCGAGTATTTAATAGCCACGCCGGGAACACATTTATCAGTCCCGGCCGAAGCGTCATGGTCACCCGGTGTGACCCTGGATGACACTCCCGGGCATGAGAAAGCGAAATTCACGGTAGACGCAGTCCTGAATGTTGACCAGTGCTTATGGGTGCGTATCGTGACCAAGCATGATGTTGAAGCTAATGATACTCCAAGCGCACCGATGCTTGTATCATGTGGCAAACTTAAAGAGCCGTCCGGCTTGGGTGTTGTTCCGGACTATACCACGTATCGGGCGACGGTAACAGCGACCAATACTTCAGAAGTGCCTGATTCAAGACTGGCAGTCACATACTCGAAAGCTGGATGGTCAAAACCTCTGGTGCTGGGCATCATTCCGCACGGAGAAAGCAGTGTTGATGTTCAGTGCCCGAGTTTCACCGCAAACACTGATATGTCTTTTGGTGTGTACGCGTTCCAGGGAACAACGAACCTTGTTCTGAAGAATGATCTGTACAGATATGAAGTATCGCCGAATATGCAGTCCGTTACGATCGATGACGGCGGCGATGTGCCGTCTGCACCTACCAATGTCCGGGTGACGAAATCAGCCACTGAGGGCGAGGTCATTATACGTTGGGGATGGAAATGGAGAAAAGCGGACTGTGCGGAAATCTCATGGTCCGATAACCCGAACGCATGGGAGTCTACTGCACAGCCGCAGACGTATATGGTCGATAACATTAATGCTGCTAAGTGGCGCGTGTCCGGACTGGAGACAGGTAAGAAATGGTATTTCCGTGTCAGGCTTGCGATCGCCACGGATGATGGCTACACATATGGACCGTATTCATCCGTGTCCACAGAGCTCGGATCATATGAATCAGAAGCCGAGGAAATCGACCTTTCTTCACCGCCTGTGACACCGATCCTGTTGCTGTCGGCGGAAGTGGCTGCCAGAAAATCAACTGTGACGGCATCATGGGCGTATGTCTCGACAGATAATACAAGTCAGATATATGCGGAGATCTGTCAGGCCACCGTAGACGGCGACACCATAACATATGGCAAACCGTTTGCGCATGCCAATACGGAGCAGCATGTCGATTTCAAACTGACCGGCTCCAGATGGCAGACAGGACAGACATATAACTTATGCTGCAGGGTTACATCCGGCAGCGGCCATATTTCAGAATGGTCCGAGCCTATATCTTTGACCGTCGCAGATCCGATCACCTGCACTATCGACAGTACAACTCTGGTCGAGACATCTGTGATACAGGACTATCATCCGGCAGTAACTGTTGCAGCGGACAGCGGCGCATATGCTGTCAATGCGGAAGATTATGGGCAAGCGTGGAATTATGAGCCGGGAACGCATGACTATGTTTTCCATTATGGAAAATGGTATTTAAATGATGATCCGGAATCGCCGGAAGTGTATAGTGCTAATTGGCTTCCGAGGCCTGACCGCAATCATATCGAACTGACAATAACCTTAACCACAGATCCGGAATATCTGACAGAGACTGTACTGCAGAGCATGCCTCTGGATGTGGTTGTCAGCGGCGCGGGCGAGGGCGGCACGATCACCGTAGTCGTTGAAAGAGCGGCCGAGTATCACATGGCAAGGCCGGATGAATCCTACAGTGACGGATACGAGGGTGAAACCATTGCAATCGTCACCAGAAACGGCGACGGTCTGCTCCGGGTCAAAGGCAGTGAGCTGATCGGACTGCTGGATGACGGTGCGGCTTATCGGCTGATAGCTACCATAGAAGACAAGCTCGGACAACAGGATGAAGCACAGATAGACTTTGCAGTCCGTTGGTCACATCAGGCACTGATCCCGAGCGGGACCGCAGAAACCGAAGGCCTGATCACGAAGATCACACCGATTGCTCCGACCGGAACCGGACAAACAGATACCTGCGATATTTACAGACTGTCTGCTGATAAGCCGGAACTGATCATTGAGAACGGTGCATTCGGGACGGTGTATGTAGATCCTTATCCGGCGATCGGGGAAGGCAGAGGACATCGGATCGTCTTTAAGACGCTGAACGGTGATTATATTACTAAGGATGAACAGCCAGCATGGACAGACCTGGTCAATGAGGCAGTTCTGGACGAGTATAGTGTCATCATAGATTTTGACGGAAGACAGCTGATTTTGCCTTATAACATTACGTTGTCTAACCGTTGGGAGAAAGACTTCCAGCTGACGAAGTATCTGGGCGGTTCCCAACAGGGTGATTGGAATCCCGGCATAACCAGAACAGCAACGTATAATGTGGTACTTACAGATGACGAGGATGCCGACCTCATAGAGGGCATGCGGTATCTGGCAGATTATCAGGGTATTTGTCATGTGCGGACTCCGGAAGGCTCATCCTTTGCGGCAGATGTTCAGGTCTCAGAGAATAATGCATACAGTACCGGGATCATCGTAAGCTACACGCTGACGGTCACCCGAGTAGATCCTGAAGGCTTGGATGGCTTGACTTATGAGGAATGGATAAATGGATTGGAATAAAGGATTCACATCCAGATACTATATGACACGGGTAGATCCTGTGACATGGCGTGACACAGAACGATTTGATATCATATCCGGCAGTATTTCAAGATCCGGCGGTGCTCTGATGGAGGCCGCCGATTTTGATGCCGTCACTGTGCCGGGTAATGGCGATGTCTGGATCAGGATATATCTTGATGCCAGACAGGAGGGCTCTGATGCACATGAGGCATTGTTCACAGGCCTTATGACCGCGCCTTCCGTGACATGGAACGGGAATCGGAAGTCCTACAGAGTAGAATGCTATTCCGTGCTGAAGCCGGCAGCGGATGTGCTCTTACAGCGCGGATGGTATGCACCGGCAGGCATGAACGGCGCAGAGCTGGCGGCAAGATTGCTCACGATCGGCAGCATACAAGTCGAGTACGAAGAGAATGCGCCGGCATTGGCATCCAATATCATTGCAGAAGACGGTGAGTCCAACCTGTCAATGGGGCAGAAGATCCTGGACGCGATTGGCTGGAGGATACGAATCAGTGGTTTGGGACATATCAGCATCTGCCAGCAGGCTGATACAGTAAGCCAGACATTCGACGCGCTGGAGAACGACTGTATCGAATTGGCAGTCACAGATAATCATGACTGGTTCTCCTGTCCGAACGTTTTCCGTGCTGTGTCAGACGGCCTGACAGCCGTTGCCAGAGATGACGACGAGGAAAGTCCTCTGTCCACGGTATCACGCGGCAGGGAGATCTGGATGGAAGAATCCAGCGCAAACCTTAATGAGAACGAAGGCATTGCAGAATATGCCGTGCGCCGTCTGAAAGAAGAACAGTCGCCATCCAGAGAGATCTCATACACGAGGCGGTTCTTCCCAGATCTGTATGTGGGTGATATGATCCGCATCCATCATCCGGCACAGAACATCGACGCGGACTTCCGGATCAGCAGCCAGCAGATCGAACTTGGATATGGCGCCAGAACAGCGGAAGGAGCAATACAGGTATGACGGATCTGAATACAATAAAAGATTTTACGGCAGCGCTGCGAGCGACGGAAACCGGCACGAAAGCATACGACACAGCCGCCGAGGTGATCCGTGTGGACGGTTCGACAGCTTGGGTGCATATCCCGGGCGGAGTAGACGAAACGCCGGCACAGCTTACGATAGATGCTAAACCGGGGGACACTGTCAATGTTCGCGTTTCCGGAGGCCGTGCATGGATCACCGGCAACGGCACCAGACCGCCCACAGACGACGCAAGAGCGATCACGGCAGACAATCATGCCATAGCGGCAGAAGAGACCGCCACAGAGGCCGTAGAGGTAGCAGAGCAGGCGGCGAAATCGGCAGCGGCTACGAGGCAGTATTTCTGGCATGATGAAGATGGTGCGCACGTGTCGACCGTGGAGAACGATGGAGAATCAGGCCCTAATGTACTGATCACAAGTGATGGATTGTATATTCGTGTCGATTCTTCCGACCGCGCTTATTTCCTTTCAGACGGAATGCGCATATATGGCGATGACACTGCTTCAACGGAAATTGCTCATCTTGGATACGGCGAAAGCAATTCCGGATCAGCATTAAATCCGCAACCGGCACCATATTATTCCCTAGGCAAAAGACTGCACGCAACCGACGAGTTCGTATATGGGACTACTTATTCTGCCGGAGATCTTGTGATCTACAATGAACAAGAATATTTATGTACCGGCACGACAGGCACAAGGCCAGACTCAGAAATCGGATATTTGTATTGGCAGTTGATTGCCGGCAATTATTCCATGGCAGAAGGCGATCAAACCATTGCCGGCGGATGGGCGTCGCATGCTGAGGGATATCAAACAAAAGCGATCAAGGAGTCTGCACATGCTGAAGGCAGCGGAACTATTGCAAGTGGACTATGCGCCCACGCGGAAGGCCTTAGTACGCAAGCACGAGGCACCTATTCGCATACAGAAGGACGGGATACTGTTGCCACACATTTCTGTGCCCATGCAGCAGGGTATGGCACAGTTGCAGGAGCATCTTATCAAACGGTTATCGGTAAATTCAACGATAATAATACAAACAATGCGTTTGAGATCGGATGGGGCGGCAGCGAAACCAACAGAGCCAATATTTTTGAAGTCGATAGTGACGGCAACGTAACAGCTGCCGGAGACTTTAACGGAGTCATGAAAACGACCAACGGCGTTGTTACGGATCTGGATGAAGCTTTAGAGAATGGCTTTTACCGTTACGGGAACACAGCCGAAAACAGGCCGAATGCCGCAGGCGGGTCCCTGATGGTCCTTCACTGGTCTGATGCCTACACTTACCAGATCGCCTGCCCGAACAACGCCGCAGGCAACGCGGTCCTATATACCAGGATCAAGACGTCAACAGGCTGGGGAGACTGGACCAGAAACATCGGCCAGCAGGATATCACGCATTACGTCCATGAGCAGGCTGTTTCATCTGACACATGGACGATAGATCATAACCTTGGGTATTTCCCGTCTGTAACTGTTGTAGATTCCGCCGGGAACGTGGTCAAAGGCGAAACAGAATATACATCCGCCAATCAGGTGATCTTAAGCTTTGCCGGGAGCTTCGCAGGCAAGGCTTATTTAAATTAAAGGGAGGGAATCAATGTCACTCAAATATCTTACTAATATCGATCTGAACAATAACGAGCTGCAGAACTCTGTTATTCAGAACCTTGCCACGGCACCGTCGAGCCCGAAGAAAGGGCAGATTTACTTTAACACGGCATCGAATAAGGCTTTTGTCTACAACGGCACCGCATGGGTCCCGTGGGAGGCTGATACCAATACGCTTACTGGTGTTAAAGGTAATGCGGAATCTTCTTATAGGACAGGTAATGTAAA